ATGACACCTGGAGACAATAATACAATTACTGCTGGTCAATACATCAAATTAACTACAAATGGTGGTTCTACCAATACTGTAAAAGCAGTATTTACTCTCGAAATAACATATTAAAACCTTAAAGTAAAATCCAAATAAAATGGAAACACAATCAGCACCCGCACAAGATATTCTAGATGCCCAGTCACAAACGGACTCCGTTGTCTCTCCGGTGGCTGAGTCAGCATCTTCAGACACGCCCGCACCAACACTTAGTTTAGCAGATCTTCAAAACCTAGTTTTAGTCGTAGGAGTAGCATGTAAGAGAGGAGCAGTCCAACCAAACGAAATGAAACAGGTTGGAGAAGTTTATGAACGAGTTGATGCGTATGTGAAATATGCTATTGCTCAACAACAATCTCAAAAGTAAATTTATAATCTTTCGATTAATTTTATAACTAAATGTTATAAAATTCTAATATTTATTGGCCAACATAACTCGATTTTTGGGCATGTAGTAAGAAAGAATCCACGCTACAAACACAATAATCGATACACCTAAAACAAACCAAAAGAAACTCAAGTTTTCTGTATTTGGCACTGCGCGACCAAAATTTTTCTCAATTCTACAGTATTGGGTTTTGAGAGCATCCAAGGAATCAGTTATTTTGTTCAAATCAGGAAACACGAATAGAGGTTGGGAAGTTGCTGCGATAATCTTCTCACCGATAACCATAGCACTCAATTTTGCTGACAAATTTTTCTCATCCTGTAGTTTAGCCAATGCTATGATATTTAACCATTTTTCTTTTGTAGTTGCCACGCATCCTATACCATTAGGGGCAGTAGAAAATGTTATAGATACATTTAAAATCTTATCTCCAGTCGGTTGAACACCCAATTCTACTCTATTGAGACAATTATCCATGAAATTGGATAGATAAAAAATGTCAACGTCATCTGACGTATCTGTTATAAAAATGTTATAAAGGTAATCTTTTAGTTGTGTAAATTGGTCTGAATTCATACTGGTGGAGAAATTTTGGTGTAGAATATAAACAATATCACCAGCGGTAGTACTAAGAATAGCAGTTTCCAGCTCCTCAAGAGATATTTCGTCATTTGTCGTTTGGATTTCTTGACCGTCGTCTTTTTCTCCGTCAAACAAAGTGAAAATATCCGATTGTGTATCTTTATTTACAAAAATAACATAAGCTCTCGCCATTTTAATCAAAAATGAAATTAAAACAATATTTTTTTCAATAAAATGTCTTCCCTATACCAACAAATCGTGCGCGACATCGAGGACGAGAACACGAAACAAGAGATTATACGGTCTCTTACGCACTTTTCCTCAAAAATCAAGAAAGAAGATGTTGAAACTTTGCGCGACAAAGTCAATAAAAAATTCAAAAATAAAAATGTACCACGAAAACTTTCAGAAGAACAGATAAATGAAATTGTAGACTACTCGATACCTAAAGTCCCAGCTACGATAGATATCATTGCGACAGATAACAATAATCAAATCAAAGAGTTCATCAAATCCGAATTGAGAGAACGCAAAATCGTGATTAGCACAGATAATATAGAAAAATTGAGAAATGAGATTCGTGAAACCTATTATCGCTCGTTGGTCTCACCGGGAGATTCGGTGGGTGTAGAAGTAGCTATGTCATTTGGTCAACCTCTTACACAGATGAATCTTGATACATTCCACTCTGCTGGTGTATCTTCAGATTTGGGTTCTGGAGTCAAATCCTTGAACGAATTGTTTAATGTTTCAGAAAATCGGAAGAAAAACTTGACAACCATTCATTTCAAAGACAAGGACCTGACACGCGAAGAAATTCACATTCAGGGCAAAGCATTGAAAGGAGTTAGTGTCAAATCATTATTAGAAAGCTCAGAAGTTATGACTGTGGAAGGAAGGAAGAATCTTGGTAAAGATAGCTGGTGGTATGATAATTATCTTAACATGTTCGATGTTGATTCAGAGTTGAAAGAAGCCATCTTGCGAGGACCAAACATTTCAGAGGATATTTTAAACGATGTGAGGGGAAGTCGGGACGAAGAAGCTTACATTACCGATGAAGGGTATCTCTGTGTAGCATTCAAACCATTGGAGATTAATATCGAAACGTTAATTGAGGAAATAGGTGATGTTGAACTTGTATATGTTAGACCATACATAAAAATTGACACCTTTCTGCGACTTAAATTCAATGTCACGAAATGTTATAATCTCGGTATTACAATGCATGACATCATCTCTTCTGTCAAAGATGAAACCATAAAACCGATTTCATCGCCTCTGTCAATGGGTATAGTAGATTTGCATCCGGACGAATCTTACATCCAAGATTCTATTGACAAATTCTTAGTCGAAGGGAAGATTGGTTATAGTTCTTGTAAGAAGAGCGTAGGGAAAATCAGGACACCGATTGAGTTTGATGAGAAAAATATAGGCCAAGCAAAAATACTGTTCTTGACCGTTATCATAGAAAATTGCTTAGACGAGATATTCATCAAGGGAATCAAGGGAATCAACAATATCATACCCATGACTGATAATGTCATAAATACGATAAAAACTACACCTGTTACTGATATCGACTTGCTATTGAAGCACAATAAGAAAGTTTTATGGTTTATCAGCATAAACTACATGAAATTGAAGTATAGTGGTATACCACCAGAAAAGATTATTGGCTTGTGTCAAAATGCAAATATAACTATTCTGGAAAACAATATCTACGATAAAGATAAGTTTTCTAAACACCCTCATCTGATTGTTGATACACTAATGGATCCGAAAAACATCATCAGTGAAAAATTCAACGAGGCTGATAAATATGTCAAAGAACAAGTAAAGAAGATTACAAAATCATCAAGAGAGACCGATTACGAGCTGCCCTATTATCCAGACATCTATAGAAATGCATTCTATAACTACGCATATGCAGAGGGAGAAAAGATTGTTCGGAAACTTATGCGTCATACAAAACTTGACAATAAACTCATTCTTCCAAACAATCCAAACGAAATCTATGAAATATTTGGAATAGAGTCCGCAAGACTCTATATGGTTCGTGAGTATATTCATCTTATCGAAACTTCTGATTCTTATGTTACACCTGTGAACATCGAACTCTTGGTTGATTACCAAACTTCGATGGGATTTTTGACACCTATTCATGCTATCGGGTCTTCAAAGCAAGGAACATCTTCTTTGTCTGCAGCCACTTTCAATGACCCTGTAGGAGCGTTTCAAAAGGCAGCTTCTATAGGGAAAAGTGATAACATCAATAGTGTGTCATCTTGTATCATGGCAGGAAAGAAATGTATCAATGGTTCTGGATTGTCGGAAGTCACGTATAATAACAAGGATAAGGGATTTTTCGATGAGATGCCGAGAGAGTTTGACAAGAACGAAGAATTTTGCGAACAGAGATATATCATAAAAGGCGATGATAACGAGCCAGTTGATATCAATATAGAGAAACTGATGTCGAAAGAGAAAGATGCAGAATCAAAGTTCTCTGGAGAACAAATACCGACCATTGTTCCGTCAATGGACGCTCCGGACTTTTTATTAGACACACTAGAGGATGAACCAGAGGATGAACCAGAGAGGATGGAACCTATAGACCTTCCTATAGAGGAACCCGAAATTAACATTCCTGTGCCTGAAGAAGATAGTGATAGTGATTTTGAGATACCAGACGCACCAGCAGATATTGGTGAATTAAAAGACTTCTAAAGATAATTATTATAGTAATATAATAATTATTTGACTCGCGAGATAAGGTCTTCAAAAGATGATTTTTCCTTTACTCCCTTTATCATATTTTGCTTAAAAATCTCTATTGATTTTCTAACGATATTGATATCAGAGATAACATTGTCCTGTGGTTTGCCACTTATAATGTTATCATAAGAACTATCGGCCATTGTGTTCTTGGTATACATAGCAAGAGTGTTCATATCTCTTCCATAAAACTTGAAAAGACCATAATTTTCATGGATAAGTGTTCTCAATGGTTCTGTGTCTGGTATGATGATACCAGCCATACTAAGTTCTTTAATATAGATCATTGCAAGGTCTTCGGAGGTATAGGCCTCGATTTCCACCTTGAGAGTGAAGCGCGATTCTAAACCTTGTTGGACTTTGAACAAGTTGTTGTAGATGTCATTTTTATAACCGCTAAAGACGACGATAAGCTTATCGGAATGTGTATCCATATACTGATTGATGATGGTCAGAGCATCTCGTCCATAGGAATCCGACATACCCATGCTATCGTTACATAAATTATAAGCTTCGTCAAAATAAGCAACGCCATCCAAGGCGTCGTTCATAGCTTTGGTGGTGCGATGAGAAGTATCTCCCACATACCTACTGACAACGTCGTTCCTGTTGTACATATAGAAAGGCAACGATGGGTCTTTTTTGGATGTCTCCATTTCAGTTTCTATAGACATGTTGTAATCTTGTTTTGTCTTCTTTTCCATCAATTTTTTCACAATCTCAGTAGACTGGTCGATGGCCGATGACGAACCCGAGAGGTTCTTGTACAACTCATTGTAATCTTTGGAATTTATGCTATTTTTATTTCTCAATAGAGAACCAAGAGAGCGTTTACAAATATTTGAGACCTTGGAGACATTCCACACGCATTTTGATGCGGCGTCGAGTTTGTCTTTGTATTCTTTCAGTTCTTCTTTTTGTCTCCTGATAATCTCATCTTGAAGTTTATTGAAGCCTTTCACCTTGACTTGTTTATCTTGATGACCGATGAACCCCATACCTATCCAAATTTTACAGAGAATTTTACACACTGTTGTTTTACCGCATCCAGGCGGTCCCAAAAGCAGACAGTGTTTTCGATCATTATCTTTGTAAATACCACGAGCTTTACTTGCTACAAAAGTTTTTATCTGCTTTACAATCTGCAATTTAATTTGCCTCATACCAATCATCCTGTCCAATTCCAATAATGAATCTTTCAATACTTCTGGTTTTCCAAAATATTTTCTTAGTTCTGGTTTTGAATCAAAATCAGATAAAAATTCTTTTATACTCATTTTATAGTAAGATAGTTTTAAACATCTTCAAGATCATCATTGTCGTCTATTCTCTCTCTATCATCATCTCCGTCACTCGCTTTGAGCTCACTGAAACCAGATGATGTCACAGCCTGAATGAGACCATACAAGAGAAGAGTAAACAGCATCACACCAAGACCTACTGCGAATGCCAAAAATAAGAACGTTTGAATGGGTTTGTGAAGCTCGAGATCGTTGTTTTTGTCAACCTTAATGAACGCCATTTTTATAAACCAAAAAGAAATTTTTTACAAAATGAATACCTCTTTCACCGTTGGACAAAATCTTAATTTAGAAATTTCGGAAGTTAATTTTAACCACGTAGTTGTCGGTAAGGACGACAAGGAAGCGTTTATTTATAATAGAGAGATGCCCAAGGTTACCGTGGAATTACTCATCGTGGATGAAAAAGAGAAAAACGTAGTATTACTGGAAGAAGAGATTGATGGCGAGAACAAGTTGGTTCTTCCGGGTGCCACAGTTCTCTCAGACGAGTCTTCTGGGGAAACTGGTGCTCGTATCCTCAAAGACTATGTCAAGGTCGATATGGATACGGGTGATTTGGAGTTGTACGATTTTCGTACAAATCCTGATCGCGACCACCGACAGTGGTTGATGAGTGTTATTTACATTGCCCGTTTAGAAAACAAGGGAGAAGAGTTTTGGGCTGACATCAAGGATGTCCTGTTGCATGAGGATGGTTTTGGATATGACCATCACAGAATCATTCAAAATTTCGAATATAATTGTTAGTAAAAATGATTACAGCTATCACAGTTTCTACAAAATATGAATGTTTCTCATTTGGGAAAAAGTGGGATAAATTGGAAAGGAAGAAAAAATTATAGTGATTTCAGCCAATAATCATATGTAAAAAATTTTAAGATGTGTTCATCTGACATCTTATTTCTAAATTTATCTTTCTGTAGAGCTAAATTTTCCATAGTACATTCATTCCAATCTTTAAGTATAATAACAGGTAGATCTTTATATAGAGGATCCAACGAAGATGTCTTGGTAACAACAGTTCCTCCAAGAAGTATGATCTCCCAAGTTCTATGACAATCTAGCCCATTTCCATGAGTTGATATAGTATACTCATATTTTGAGTAATTTTCCCAGATATCTGTCTGTGAAACTCGTTTATTCAAGAAATCAATAGGTTTCTTACCTTTAAAAAAATCGTAAAAGCGTTTTCTTTCATTGTTAAAATTCTTATTCTGTGATAGATGAAGATCACAAAATATCTTATTTACTTTGTTTTTGTTTTTATTACCCTCAATGTCCTGTTCTGTTTTTGCGATTGTAGCACCAGCCTGTGCTTTCTCATCTAATGCCCTTTGGGTTGGAGGGTAAGCTGCCCTACTCGCTTTTTTGGCATCTGCTTCAGCGATATCTTCATTGAGTTTTCTCAAAGTTGCTTGAAGTTCCTCCGGCAATGACTCAACTTTTATATATGCCTCAACGCCTTTTAATGCATTCTCTAGTCGCTTGCCTTGAATGGTGAGTTTTTGATTTTCCTCTGCAAGTGACTTTGTAGTTTCAAACAGACTATTCTCATTAGCTTTAGCTGTAGTTAATGCGTCTTTGTACCTAGCTTCCCTCTCTCTTGTTTTACGGGCTATAAAAGGAGCGACTCCGGCATTTATAGATTGAATGTCTTTTCTCGTATGAGTTCCATTCATCACTTTTTCTATTGATTTACCGAACTCAGGATTTTCTTGGTTGATTTGACCTATATCTTCGGGACTGAAGACAAGAAGGTTCCCCATCGCGGTACGCTCTTCCGCCTCCCGCTTCTCCTTATTAAGCTGATACTTCTCTATCGCGCCTCCGATCACCATACCC